TTTTTCTAGACAAAAATAAAATATTATATGAATTTCAAAAATCCTTTAATGGTTGTGTAAATAAGCTTCCTTTAAGATTTGATTTCTATATACCAAAATACAATATTTGTATTGAATATAATGGTGAGCAACACTATAAGCCAGTAAAATACTTTGGTGGTGTTAAAAATTTGGAATATAATAGAAAAAAAGATAAGATAAAGCAAGAATTTTGTGCAAATAATAGAATAAATCTATTAATAATCAAATATGACGAATCTGTTAATGAAAAGTTAAAACTTATTGATAAAAATATATATAATATATATAAAAATAATAGAACATAAATGTATTTAAACAACAAAGAACTATATGTAGAAATAATAATATCAAAAGCAAGAGGTAAGCTTACTAGAAAGGCTGAGAAGATGCTAGAATTACTAGGAAATAAAACCATTAAGAAAATGAGGTACTGGTCAAATGATGATAAAATGGATTGCTACCAATCAGGCGTTTTAGACATGTACCAAAATTGGTATAACTTTAACGAAGCTAAGTCAGTAAATGCCTTTGCATACTTCACAGAAATATTTAAACGAGGGTTAGCTAAGGGATTTAATGAACTCTATAAAAAGAAAGGCGATGGTGATAATCTAATAAAGGTACTATCAATAGAGGGTTCTAACGATGGTAATGGTATTCATTCTCTATAATTTATATTTTCACACCCTTTAGCAACAACTCTTTTAGATATATAGATATAACATATAATGATAAAAGAAAAAAAGATAAAGATAAAGGGTCACTCTAGGAATATAAAATATTACAAATCATTTGGATATGATATTAGTGTTGGTAAATATATAGATATAAGCGTAGAACACTTGTCTAAGGGAACTTCGTCTAAGATTACATGTATATGCCAAAACTGTAACAAAGAGGTCTCTAATGGCTTTAAAGACTACTGGAATTACACGAATGGTCTAAGTGGAATATATTATTGCAACTCTTGCAAAAAGATAAAATCTGAAAAGACTTCTCTTAAAAAGTATGGTGTTAAAAATCCAATGCAATCAGAAGAAGTTAAACAAACTCTTAAGAAAAGCCTTCTAGACAAATATAATGTTTCCCACTATTCTAAGACGAAAGAATGGAAGGATAAGTTTGTACAAACATCTTTAGATAGGTATGGTGTTACTAATCCTTCTAAGTCTATTGGCGTTATTAACAAAATAAAAGAAACTAATCAAAAGAACTTAGGTGTAGACTGGTCTATGCAAAGTAAATTGACTATATCCAAATCAAGAAAATCATTTAATGATAAATATGGTGTAGATTGGATATCCAAATCAGACTACTATAAAGACAAAATAAAAGAAACTTCTATAGAGAAATGGGGTGTTAGTAATTATTCAAAAACTATAGAATATAAAGAGAAGGTAAAATCTACAAATTTTTCAAACTGGGGTGGGCATCCTTCTAAGAATGAAAATTTTAAGTTAAAGGCAAAGAATACTAAACAGAGAAAAACATTTAAAAGATATGCAGAACTAATATCAGATAAGTATATACTTAATTCATATAAAAATGAGATATTCTCATTAATACATAAAGAATGTAATAATACCTTTGATATAAACAAAGGTTTATTAAGAGCAAGGTTTAACTCATGTAAGATGATATGTACACAATGCAACCCAGTTGGTGTATTATATTCTAACTTCGAAACACAAGTTGGTTCTTTTATAGAGAGTCTAGGAATTGGCTATATAAAAAATGATAAAAAAATACTAAAAGGTAAGGAGATTGATATATACATACCAGAATATAATATAGCTATTGAGTGTAACGGCATATACTGGCACTCTGAACTATTCAAAAGTAGTGATTATCATATCAGTAAAACAAATAAGTGCAATGAAGAGGGGATATCTCTGCTACATATATGGGAGGACGACTGGGATAGCAAGAAAGAAATAATAAAATCAATCATAAGGAATAGATTGGGTAAAGTAAATAATAGAATATATGCTAGAAAATGTGATATAAGAGAGGTCAATACCAAAGATTATAAATTATTTCTAAACAATAATCATATACAAGGATATGCATCTTCTTCAATAAACTTAGGATTATATTTTAATGATGAGTTAGTTAGTTTAATGACATTCGGATGGAGGAGAACAAACAATAAAAAAGAATATGAATTAATTAGGTTTTGTAATGAATTAAATACTAGTGTTATTGGTGGTGCTTCTAAACTATTTAAGTATTTCGTAGACAATACTAAGTTTGAATATTTAATATCATATGCCGACATATCATTATTTGGTGGTGGTGTCTATAAAAAGTTAGGTTTTGTTTTTGATACATTATCTAAACCTAATTATTTTTGGGTTATAAATGGGAAAAGAATACACAGATATAATTACTCTAAAAGAAAGCTAGTAAAACAAGGATTTGATAAAGATAAGACTGAGTTAGAAATAATGAACGAAAGGGGTTATTATAGAATATTTTCGACTGGTCAAGAAAAATGGCTATATAAAAGTTAAACATTTAAATTAATTCATATATAATAATCACAAATAATAATATATGATAAGAGCTGTTTTACAACTATGGGAAGAAAGTGAAAAGAATAATAACAGACCATGTGGTTGTTCCATACATTCAGATTTACAATCTAGAGACAAATATTTAAAATCAATCTATAGTGGCAGGAATAAAGTCCCAGAATACTACGAGAGAGCTATTGGTGAGCCTATTGATGTTTTATTAAAATCTAATTTAATAAAAGGCTTAGAAACAGTTAAGCTTATGAGACATGAGATGAATAATTTACTAAACCTAAACGAGATATTAGTTATTTAAACGCCATACTGCTTTAGATGCTCTTCTGTTATTATTATAAACTTATAACCTTTTTTATCACACCACTTTATCATTGCCTCCCACTTGCTTCTGTTTGTATGTGCCATTTTTAGGTCGTATTCAAAATTCCTCAACTTCTTTAAGCCATTTTCTGGTACTTTTAGCTTATTCTCCATAAGCATTTGTACAGTTCTGTACTCTTTCATAGGCTTAACTTCAACAACTACTTGTTTTAAAACACCATCACTACCTCTTAGTTCATAGTAGAAATCTGGGTAGTAAGTATGTTGTTTTAAAGCACCAGAACTTGGATTCATTTTTTGGTAGCTTATCTTCAAACATTCTGCACCCCATTTCTTAACATTATCATTCATGTCTAAGTAAACCATAAATCTTTGTTCTAGACCACTTCTGAAATAGACACCACCTTCTGAATTCATTTTAACTATCTTATCTCTATTCTTAGGTCTATAATTACCTTGGTGATACTTTTTGTTATTTGGTTTTGAGTTTAACATATTGTATATATTAAGAAATGTTCTTTTTCTAAAATAATATATATACTATGGCAGAACTATTTAAACGAACAAAGCTAGATTTATTATTACATGGTAATAGTATTTCTGATAATTTCAAGAACAACAGCTTATACTTTTATGAGCAATATACAAAAACTACAAAAGAGTTTAATGCAATACCAGTTTCTAAAATGTCAAATGGTGGATTCTATTTTTTACATTACCAAGATGAGTCTAATTGGATGAAATACTCGCCAATATTTCTAGCAGATTATAGAAAGATGTCTGGGAAGGTTATAGCATTTGGTGTTAACTTTAATTTTATACCATTAGAGGTTAGGGTATTATTATTTGATAAGTACATAACAGAGAAAGATTTTGAAGATAATAACTATCTAAAAGTAGACCTACAAGGTATATATGATGAACTTAGGAGGTTGGGATTTGAATATGCTCTTAATGAATATGATGTATCTAGAATAAAAGTAGTTCATAAAGTTAGCTTAGACATACTTCCAAGATTCTTATACCACCAACATCCAAAAAATAAATATGATCCTATGAAGCTTATGCAAATATGGGAAGCTAAGCTAGCTAAAAGAGAACAGAGACATAGAGAGATGACATTATCATTATTAAGCGATTTTTATGATGTTAATTCTGAGATATCTGAAAAATACGATGTCCTTAAAGGACATATAAAAAGATTACAAAGAAATATTAAAAAGTATTAATAATGTAGAAATATATAGAAATATATAGAAAAGGGGCATCTCATTTATAATATATACTATATGAAAGCAAAAGAAGTAATGGAGAAATATAGTATAACAAGGAGAACTTTACATAACTGGGTAAAAAATGGTATTATTGATTATGAAAAGACTCCATCTGGTAGATATAATTATAAAATAAAGAATGCTAGTAGATGAATAAGAAATGTAGTGTATGTAAAGACGAAAAGTCATTAGTGTTATTTAATAAAAGCAAATCTTCCAAAGATGGTCATAGGAGTAATTGTAAGGAATGTTCTGCCTTGTATAGAATACAGAACAAAGACAAAACGAAAAAATATAGGGAGAATAATAAAGAGAAATTTGCCAAATATTTCAAAGAGAGAAATATAGTAAAAAGAGAGGAATTAAGTCTAAAGGCTAAAGAGAATTACCTAAAAAACTGCGAAAGTAGAAAAATTAAAGCAAAAGAGTACTATTACAAGAATAAGGAAAGTAAAATAAGATATCAAAAAGAATATCAGAAAAATAACAAAGAAAGAAGAAATAAATACTTAAAAGAAAGAAGAAACAGTGATCCATTGTTTAATATGGTTACTAATGTTAGAAATTTAATATATAACTCATTCTATTATAATGGATATTCAAAAGATAGCAAAACCGAAAATATACTAGGTTGTTCTTTTATAGATTTCAAGAAATATTTAGAATTGAACTTTAAAGAATGGATGACTTGGGAAAACAAAGGACTTTATAATGGCAAATTAATGCATGGTTGGGATATTGATCACACTATACCACTATCAACCGCTAATAATAAAGATGAAATAATTAAACTTAATCATTACACAAATTTAAAGCCTTTGTGTAGTAAAATAAATAGGGATATAAAGAAAAATAATATAGAACATGGCAACATATAATACTACTAGTTCAGATTTTGGTACTGCAAATTCAGCAATAGAGAATAAAGGAATCTTTAGTAAAATACTTAGAAATCTTTCAAATTACGGGATGAATTATAATGATATGATTATAAGAAACCAAGTGGGTATAGGAATCAATGAAGATCCTTATTCATCAAAGGGAAATTCTCTCTATGATTTCTTCAGCCAAAGGGCTGTATCATCTGTATTAAGTAGAAAATCTATTCCGTATCTTGACAAATCATATGCTGATAAAAGAAGAATACTTAGAGAGTATTCTATAAAGGATGATATAAGAGATTTTGTATCTTCTGTGTGTGATGAATGTATAGTATATAACGATGAAAGTGATTTTTGTTCAGCAAGATCACTTTCAAATGAATACTCACAAGAGATACAAGATAAATATCTAGAATATTTCAAAAAAGTTTATACTAAGTATGGATTTTCTGACAATATTACTGCGTGGAATATGATGAAAGATTTCTTAATCGATGGGTATCTAGCATCAGAAATAATATTTGATGATAAAAAGAAGAATATTATTGGATTTAATGGATTAAGACCAGACACATTAGTACCTGCTTATGAACCTAATGTTGGACACTTATGGATACAATATCCAGAAGATCCACAGTTAAGAAGAATATTTCTAGATTCACAGATAGTTTATATATCATATTCTACACAAAATGATTATTCAGAAACTTCTTATGTGGAGGGTCTTATAAAACCATATAACCAACTTAAAATACTTGAACAGACAAGAATAATGTTTAACGTATTAAATGCTCAAGTTTATCAAAAATTTACAGTTCCTATTAAGGGAATGTCTAGACAAAGAGCAGAAGAACAAATAGGACAATTAATACATGACTATTCAGAAGACGTAGAATGGGATGATGATTTAGGAACATTATCTATGAATGGTTCTAAACAATTGCATTATAATAAACAAATATGGTTCCCAGAGGGTGATGCAGGTACTCCTGATATGGAACTTGTTAAGCAAGAAGGTCATGATTTAAATGATGAAACTATGTTAAATTGGTTTTACAGAGCACTCAAAAGAGCTTCTAAAATACCTGTACAGAGATTCGAGTCTGAAAATGGTGGTGGTAATTTATTTACCGATGCATCAGATATGACCAGAGATGAGATAAAATTTCATAACTTTATTAGTAGACTTAGAGCGAATTTTAAAGAAATGATTGTCAAACCAGTGAGGTTACAACTGCTTATAGAATTCCCAGAACTTACTGATGATGAAAACTTTATAAACCAAATAGACATATACTTCTATAGCAATCAAACATTTGAGGACTGGAAGAAGATAAATAATATGTCTAAAAAGGCAGAGGTTATTAGTAGCTTATTAGGGGTTATGAGAAATGAAGAACAGCCATACTTTCATATAGAATGGATTATGGACAATGTGTTTAAATTAACACCAGAAGAGAAAGCAGAGAATGAAAGATACTGGGCTAGAGATAATAATAAAGGTGCTGGTTCGGCAGATGGTGTTGAAGGTTTCGAAGGTGAGGGAGGTGCTCCCATGGATGGTGGACCAGGTGACACAGACGACTCTGCAATAGATGACGGTGGTGATGATTTAGATATTGGTGGCACAGATGATCCAAGTCCAGATACTGGTGGTGGTGATGAGTTTGAGTTCTAAAATAATTATGGATTGGTACAAAAATAAAAACATGACTGAATATTCAGTCATGTTTTTTTTGTGCTAGTTTTTGTTCTAATTAAAACTTTTTAAAGTTTATCTGTTTCTTATCCAAGTCCACATTATCTACAACAATTGTAATTTCATCACCCAGTGATAGTTTATCACCTAGTTTATTATCGGCTGTATATTTCTTAGTATCTATTCTCCACTTACCATCTCCTAAATCATTTGGTGCTATCATACCCTCACATTTATTATCTGTTAATTCTACATATATGCCCCAGTCAGTAACACCAGTGATGACACCTTGGAATATTTGTCCAATCTTGTCCATTAGAAATTCAACTTGCTTGTATTTTATAGAATCCCTCTGAGCCTTAGATGCTATTATTTCTCTTTGTGAACACCACTCTGCATCTTCTTCAATAGATAGAGGATTAGACTTAGGTTTATTCTCTAATAAGCCTAACAATAGCCTATGTGTTATAAGATCAGGGTATCTTCTTATTGGAGATGTAAAATGTGAGTAGTGTGAAAATCCTAACCCATAATGTCCAATATTCTTTATAGTATAATATGCCTTAGACATAGACCTAGTTACTAGTGTCTGTATCATATTTTCTTCTGGTTGGTCTTTTATCTCTATTAGTAATTTATTCAACTCCTTTTTTAAATCATTAGAAGTTTTCTCTAAGTCTACACTATAGCCAAAACTTTCACATATATCTGCTAGTGCATTAAGTTTCTCAATAGAAGGAGTGTTGTGTACTCTATAAACACCTGTTCTTTGTGCATTTGATAGCTTCTTAGCAACTGCTTTGTTGGCTAGTAACATATATTCCTCTATAAGCTTATTAGCCTCTTTCTGTACCTTATAATAAACACCTATTGGTTTTTTATTATCTGGTGCTAACTTAAATTGTATTTCTACACCACCCATTTCTATTGAACCTTCTCCAATTCTTTTCTTTCTTATTTTCCTTGCAATTGTGTCTAATATCCTAACTTCGTAATCTAATACATGGCTATCTCCCTCTATTATACTTTGTGCTTCTGCATATGTAAATCTATTATCTGAATTTATTATTGTCTTACCAAACCATTCTTTTAATACCTTACCATCCTCATTTATAGTTAAGATTACAGAAAATGCTAATCTATCTACATGTGGCTTCAAAGAACATATGTCATTACTTAAAACCTCTGGTAGCATTGGTATAACTCTATCAACGAGATATACCGATGTTGCTCTTTTAATAGCCTCATCATTTAGTAAAGTTCCGTCCTTTACATAATGTCCAACATCTGCTATATGAATACCTACTTCTATTAAACCACTTTCAATATTCTTAACTGAAAGTGCATCATCAAAATCCTTGGCACTCTTTGGATCAATAGTGAATGTCTTAATTCCCCTCATATCTCTCCTTTCGCTAATATCTTTCATTGATATTTCCTTTGGGATTTTGGATGCTTCCTTCTCAACATCTCTAGGAAACTCTACTGGTAGATTATAATCATGCATTATTGAGTTCATTTCTGCATTATTTTCACCAGAGTCTCCCAATATCTCAATTATCTTCCCTTGTGGTGATTTACCATCATTCCATTTAGTAAACTCTACTATTACCTTCTGTCCATTTTTACAAGTTAAACCACCCTTTATATAGAAGTCAACAGGTGTTTTATTATCATCAGCAACTACAAAAATAGTCTTTTTCCCTACTCTTGCCTTACCTACAAATGTTTTCCTATTTCTCTTTAATACCTCGATTACTTCAGCTTCTTGCCTTGATTTATTTTTATAAACATTTACACTCACTAAATCCTTATTTAAAGCATTTAAAGTCTTGCTTTTGTGTATGTATATCTTAGTTTTATCAATTTCTATTGATGCATTCCCATTCACTGAGAAGTTTATAACACCTTCTTTTTTATTATTTTCCATGCTTATTATATATTTTTAAAAAGTAAAGTTTTAACTTAATATATACTTTGTGGGAAATATTAAATTATATGAGGACTTTAAAAGTGATAAAGAAAAGATAAGCCAAATAAAAGAATTTGCTACAACACACGGTATAGTAAACTATACTATAAATGATGACTACTCAATAGATATAAATGATAACTTCCAAACCTCTATATTTGATAAAGTTGGATATATGCTACCTATAAAAATAAATAAAGTTAAATTTTCTTTTAATGCATACAAGTCAGGTATATTTAGCCTAAATAATGGACCAACAGAGGTTGGTGGTGATTATAGTTGTGCTATGAATAATCTAAAAACACTTAAAGGTGGTCCTAGTAAAGTAGGTCATCATTATGACTTTGCTGGTAATGAAATAAAAAGTTTTAAATATCTACCAGAAGTTATAAACGGTGGTCTGTTTTGTGGTAACAATAAAATAGAATCGTTTGATTATATATCAAAAAGAATAGAGGGGGATTTAGACATTAGTAATAATAACATAACATCATTTGAAGGATTTCCAGAAGTTGGTGGGGATATAAAAATGTATGGTAATCCATTATTCTACCTATATAATTATTTTAAAAATCAACCTATGATGGGTGAAATTAGAAACAATTCTCTTACAGATGAAGAACTAATCGAAGAATTTCAAGAATTTGAAGTTATAAGAGGCAAAAACACTATTCTATACGATAGGCTTTATAGCTTTTTAGATGGTTTTGGATTTGAAGTACCACCTATAGATAAAGTTAGGGGAATAGATGGATATAATGTTATTGATTAAGATTTTTCTTTAGAAGAACTAGATGATTTTATTTTCTTTTTTAAATCTTCATTTTGAATAGGATAATCTACACCAAAATTTCTTTTAAGCGTTTTCTTTCTTTTAAATTCTGAACACTTTCTACAAAAATACTCACCCCATTTATTACCATATTTAACATAGTTTTTAAATAACACATCTTTCTCAACACCACAAGTATCACACTTACACTTTATCTCTCTATGTGATCCCTTGGATAGTAAATCTATTGGTATTAATAAGTACTCACCAATTGTTACATCATATCCTAAGTTATCATAGTATTGAAAGTTAGACTCACTTATCTTGATAGAGACCTCTCTAGTTAATATCATAAAAACTCATTTATTTTTAATGTATTTATAAATAAATGGCTTATCCCCTCATGTAATATTTAACTTTACCAGCATCATAGATTCTGTATAACACAGAGGTGTCTTTGTTTCTGAAGTTAAACTTATGAATCCTTATATTGTTTTGTACATATTTATAGTCTGGTTTAAGATTGTATTCTATATCAAATCCTAATGTCTTATATAAATCGCCATTGCTATAAGAATTATCAGAAAAAGTAAATATTTTATTTGAATAATTCCTATTAAAATACTTTAATAATCTTGAAGCACCACCTACAACACTGGTATTTAATTTATTACAAAATCTATTTAAATCATATTTATCTTTACTTTTTTTGAATGTCATAAGGCTAACCAACTCTTCATTATGGTATAGTCCAACCTTCACAGACGAAGAAGCATATCCTTGTATATGGTTCTTATTTAAAAACTCCTTGATAACATTATTATCACATACTTCTTTAATAATACATTTCCTTGCCCATATCTTATAAATTGACATATTAATCTTGTTCAATATCATTGATTTTATAATTTCGAAATTATAGTCCAAATTATCTTCCCATAGATGTATAAGTTGTATATTATTACTTTTGCACATGTCATACTTATCCTTGTGATAATTTTTGCTTTTGAATATTTCAGAATGCCAATATAGTCCATTCACTTCAAAAGCAATATTTAATTCTGGTAAATATATATCCAATTCTTTGTTTAATATTCTATGGTTTTGTATTATAACACCACTATAATTATCATTTATAAAATTAAATACTTTTATTTCTTTCCCAGATTGGTGCTTATCTATCTCATTGCATATAGTACATATCTCTGTATTAGTTTCTCTTCGCTTGTAGTATAGAAAATAGCTTATATCAAATTTATTATTACAACTATTACAAAAAGCTTCGAACATTCTATTATCACTATCAATAGATAAAATATCACCTCTGTCTAATATTTGTTTATGTTTGGTTCTTAATACACTGCTTTTTATTTTATTAGAAATGTCTTTATTCATAGAGGGATTTCTTACGCCATACCTTTTTAAATTAGTATTTTTTATTTTGTCTCTTATTTCTTTTGAACTAAGAACACTCTCTACGCCATATTTTTCTAAATTGTTGTTTCTTCTGTTTTCTATAAAGACTTTGTCTAGGAATATAAATTCAACATCATTATTTTTAAGACATGTAGATATCTTTTTTTCTTTAACACTATCTAGTGAAGAAATATTCTCTACACCATATTTTTTTAAATTGCTATCTTTCTGTTTCTGTAAAACATTATTATTCTTCATATGGTGTTCCACTCCATACTTTTCTAAATTACTAACTCTTATTTTATCTTTAATAATATCAGACTGTGATACATTATCAACACCGTATTTTTCTTGGTTGCTACTTTTTATTTTATCTTTAACACTGTCTAGTTTAAACACATTATCAACTCCATATTTTTCTAGATTATTCTTCTTCATCTTACAACTCCTACATAAGTACACACCTGCTTTATATCCATATGATGTATATAATTTCATTGTTGTTTTCTTTTCATTAAGACAATTATCACATATGGCAGTTATTTTAGCCTTGCTATACTTTCCTAAATTAGAAATATCTTCTTTTATCATAACTTATATATTCATTTCAAACAATAATGACCCAGTGTCATAAACTCTATAATACTTCCTATCATTCATTATTTGGTGTTCTGATTTATCTTTGTCATATCCTTCTTTAACTAATACATCTTTCCTAAAGTTAAATCTATTTATTCTAAGACCTTCATCTTTGTGGAAATAAAAATAATTAGGAACAGTTTCTTTTATTTCAATAAATCCTAGTTTATTATATAAATTACCAACTGACCAATCTTTACTAGCATAAGAAATTATTTTAGTAGGTTTATATTCCCTTATAAAATATTTCAATAATTTAGATGATCCACCAACAATAGTGGTGTTTTTACTACTACAAAACCTTAGTAATTCGTAATGATTATCTGGATTTGTCTTATAACCTAAATTCCTCCTTAACTTAGAAAATGACATAACAGATACTAGATTGTCATTATAATATAGACCTAGCTTATATTTGGCTGGTGCATGGCCTTGTAAATGATTTTTATCTACAAATTTTCTATACACATTACTATTAACTTCTCTTATCTCACATTTTCTGCCCCATATCCTTTCATTAGTTTTGCTAACTATGTTAAGTACTCTACTTTTAATTATTTCTTTTTTAAATTTCCAATCATCTTCCCAAATGTGTATTATTTGTATCCCTTTCTCTTTGAAGAAATCGTTTTTAGATTTATGATAACTATTTTCCTTATACCTCTCAGAATGCCACCAAAGACCGTTGCATTCAAAACCTATTGATAACTCTGGTAAATACACATCTATTTCATATTTTTTAAAATCTCTACATTTATCTTTTACCTCACCGTCATAATTTTCTTTGATAAAATCACATATACTGCTTTCAAAAAAAGAATCATTGTTATTGGGGTTACAATTTAGACAAGGCTCAATATCAAATCTATTTCTTTGGTTAAATAGTTTACTAGAAATATTAAACTCTTTTTTACATTTACTGCATAATAATTTAAAATTACCATTGTCTATATCTATTACAGAAAACCCAGCACTTGTAATTCTATCTTTAGTCTTTTCAAGCCTAATACCAGGTAGTACCTCTTGTAGTCTAGTACTTATTTTCTGTTTAATACTTTCTGCATTTGATATGTTTTTAACACCCCATTTATCATTTACTGTCTTTGACCTCTTATTGTTTATTTCTCTTTTTTTAGTATCAGAAAAATTAGACTTTGTTATGTTAGCACTTTCAGTCATTTTCTTCCTAGTCTTTGGATTGTTGTTACATTCTATCATTTTCTTAACTCTCTTATCCTTTACCTCTTTAAATCCATGGCTATACTTGGTAGCACAACTTCTACTACAATATGTTCTGTAACCTTTATAAAATTTAGTGAAACTTACCTTACTATTACAGTTCAGACATTTTGGTTTTTGTTTTAATTCATTTTGAAACAACCATATTTTTTCAGATAGTGTTATGTCATCATCTTCTATTAAGAAGTTAACCATTTTATTATAGTATGATGGGAACTCACTTTTTAGCTTTTCTATAGTAAGTCCTCTTGTTGTCTTGAATTTCATATGGATAACTATTTTAGTATATATATTAAATTCGGTGAAAGTTCTCAAAATTAACTAAAAAATCCGACAATCGTATAAAAAATCCACCTTTTTATTTAAGGAGAAATAACTCATTATATATACGATATAGGAAAAAAATAAAATCTAATAAATGAAACCAGTATTAATAGTAGAAAACTCGACAAACTCCTTGATTAAAGAATCTAACGGTTCTGCTAAGAAGGGTGAATATGTTATGAATGGGACTTTCACTGAATTCGGGGTAAAAAATCGAAACGATAGAGTTTATTCAGCAGATAAGTTTCTCCCAGCTTTGGGCGAACTTAATGAAAGAATGAATAGTCTAGGAGTTGTTTATGGTGAGTTTGATCACCCAGATGTATTCGATACTTCTTTATCAAGAGCTTCGCACATAATTAGAAAGGCAGATTATGTACAAGAAAAGAACTCAGTAGAGGGTGAGATTATGCTTTTAAGTACCTATTGGGGAAAAGAAGCAAAATCATTAGTAAATGATGGTTGTCCTGTTTTTGTATCATCAAGAGCAGCGGGTGTTACTGAATCTGACGGTTCTGTATCACTTAAAAAACTATTCACTTACGACATTGTAGCAGATCCTGGATTTGCATCCGCTAAAATGAATGTTACCGTACTTAATGAATCATTAGGCTACAACGATGCCAAATCTAACTTTAGGATATATGAAATGTCCGATGAATCAAAAATAAACGAATTATTCAACATGAACAAAAATGAATTTGTAACAAAGAAACAATTAACTGATTACTCACAGTATTTAGTTAAAGAGCTTAACGAAACTAAAAAGGAAGTTAAGGGAGCAGTAACTAAGGGAAGTATGAACCCTAAGAAACTAGAACAATTATTAGAGTATTACGAAGAACTTAATACTACTAACGAAAAAGTAATAGGATACTTAGATTATTTATCAGAGAAAGTACAAGTAATGGTTAATGAAAATAAATCATTAAAGGAGACAACTGGTAAACTAGCTAAGCATAACGACTATTTAGCAGAGAATTTAGAAAAAGCTATTAGCTATTCTGAATATGTTGCTGAAAACTTAGATAAGAACATTAACTATTCAGAATACATTGCTGAAAATTTAGACAAGAACATTGCTTATAGTGAATATGTTGCAGAAAATCTAGATAAGAACATTGGATATTCAGAATACATTGCTGAAAATCTAGATAAGAACATTAATTATTCAGAATACATTGCTGAAAATCTAGATAAGAACATTAATTATTCAGAATACATCGCTGAAAACGTAAGTAAGAACATTTCTTATAGTGAATACATTGCTGAAAATGTAGATAACTCTATTAACTATTCAGAGTACCTAGCAGAACACCTTGATGGTAATATTGCTTATTCAGAATACATTGCAGAGAATCTAGATGACAACATTGCATATTCAGAGTATATCGCTGAAAGCCTTGACAAGTCTGTTGACTACCAAGGAATGATAGTAGAAAAACTTAATGGTGGTAAATTATTTGAATCTAAAGGAGAGCAATTCCCAACACTAGAGTCTGTTGGATTTGGTGTTCAAGAAGGTATGCACGATGAAGAAGGTATGCACGATGAAGAAGGTAAGCATGATGAAGATATGCATGATGAAGAAGATATGCACGATGAAGAAGGTATGCATGGTGAAGAAGGTGCTAGAAAGCAAACTGGTATTGCTAAGACAATGGCAGAAGTTGCTCATGCACACGAAGAAAAAGAAGATGAAGATTGTGAAATGGAAGAATCAGAATTAAGTGATTCAGACTTATCAGAATCTATTGATAAATTAATCGAAGAGGCTAAAAAACGAAAAGTTTCTGAGACGAGTGATTTGAATTTTTTAAAGTTCTTAAACAAATCACAAATAGATAGTTATTACGCTTTAACTAACGAAGAACAAGACAACGTTAAACTACACATAAACGAAAGTAGTTATTTCACACAGAAAGACGTTCTAAGTTTAATAAGCGAATCTTTATCAACAAAGAACGAAACTCTAGAAGACAGAGTTGTCAGACTAATGCCTGATAGTATCAAGCCAGTCTGGGAGCAGTTAGATGGGACTTCTAAAAAGTCAGTGCTTTCACAAGCTAGACTTTACCCAGAAGATAACATGGTAACTGAAAGTCAAGTTGAGCATTTCTGGGATACTAGAAATATCAAGAAAAACGAAGCGACTAGTAAGAAATTAATTTCACATGATAAACTAATCCAAGAGGATAATTTATCTGATGATGAAACTAATGCAATATTAGAAAGGTTCAAAAGTCTATAAAAAATCCACCTTTCAAAAAAAGGTAAAAAAAGGGTTTATATATAGATTATATCAAATTTAAAAAAAATAAAACAAAAATTATGTCACACATTAGAATAGACAATCAAAAAGCCAAGAAGAAGTGGACACCAGTTCTAGAGAACATGGGTGTTTCTGGCGACAGAATTGACTGGATGAGCGAGTACGCAGAATTCCACTCAATTAATGAAAACGCTTACGCAAACGCATCTAACGTATCAGGTATGGGAGGTGTTGTAGCTGCACAGCCATCAACATTATCTGGTTCAACAATCGGTAATGCTTTTGGACAAAACGGTGGATCACAGGGATCTGGAGATGTAGGCCAAAACTTACTTCCAGTAGCTATGAAGATTGCTGCACAAACAATAGGTTTAGACCTTGTTGCAGTAAAGCCTTCTCCTGGACCAAAAATCGATTTACTTTACGTAGATTTTAGATATGATGATGCACATTTAGGTGATTCTGACGAAAGACCACAAGTTTTTAAACTTAATGCTGATAATATCGCAGATGTTAGAGCTGCACTTAAGGCTGAACTAACTACTGCTGGTATTGTAGAATCACAAGGTGGTTTACAAAACGGAACGCTTTTCAATGCTATCGCTGATGGTGTTATTACTACAACAGAAGCAGGTGATAAAACAGGACAAGTAGAATTTTTAGGATTTTCACGTATTGATGGATTCCCAATGTTTAGAGCTTACAGACAATTTAACACATCTCATGGTGCTGTTGGAACTGCTGGATCTACATGGGCATTTGACCAAACAAGAAACACTTTTGATTCAACAACTGCAATGACTACTCAAATAGTAGCTGTTGCTGGTGTAACAGTATCTGGTGCAAAAGTTGAACTTATTTCAGCACTTGAAGACCAATTACCAGGTTTTTCTGCAAACTGGAATACAAGTGAAAATGGTTTTTCTGGAAACTATCCAATGGATAGAGAGCAAGATGACAAGAGATACGCAGGTATCATTGGACCGAAAATTTCTTCAAAAACAATTGCCGTTGGTACTATCGAGATAACATCAGCACTTAGAAGAACTGAAATTGAAGATATCAAAGCCAACACTGGTATGGATATCGTTCAAAAAATGGAAAGCATTCTTGTTAATGAACTTTCTCAAACAATATCTAAGCAAATTGTTGCTAAAGTATTTGAAATGGGAGAACTTAACAGAGAGTCTGCACCATTAAGAGGTGGAAACCCATTGTTCGATTTAAACACGAACTATGCAGGTGCTAACGTAGGTGGTGAGACAACTCACGCTGTGCAAAGAAAGCTTATCACAAAGATAATGCATGCATCTAACTACATTGCAACAGAAGGACGTGTTGGACCAGCACAGTATTTAGTTACTAATGGTGGTTTAGCAGCAGCTTTATCGGATGTTTCAGGTTATACTCTTAACCCAGTAAAATCTAAACTAAACGGAGCTGGACAACTTTACCCAGTAGGTTCTATCGGAGATATATCAATATATGTTGATCCATATATGAAGTATAACGACAACAGAATTGCTCTAGGTAGAAAGAACAATCCTGACCAACCAGGTATCATATTTGTACCTTACTTAATGGCACAATCAATTAGTGTTATTTCGGAAGCTACCTTTGCACCTAGAATGTTATTACGTTCAAGATACGCAGTAGCTGAAGTAGGCTGGTTCCCACAAAAGCAATTTATGACTTTGAGAATTACAGACGAGAATGGATTATTAAACTAATTCATAAGAATATAAATAGGAAAAGAGGAACAATTAATTTGTTCCTCTTTTTTTTTGTTAAAAACTTTGCGTACTATTGTGCTATAATACAGTAAAGAATCCTATTTAATATATAAATTATGTGGTCAAAATCTGGTAAGAAAATAACAAACGAACAACTTGATACTAGGCTATTAAATAATTATCCTAATATTAAAAGGGAGTCAGACTATATAGATTCAAAGACTGCTATTAAATTCTCATGTACTAAATGCAATAGAATATATAAGAAAAAACCCAAAGAAATCAGTAAAATAAAATGTAATTGTACTGATAGGAGAATGAAATATGAGGAATCTTTAAGAACTAAGGATATAGAACTTTTAGGTAATTATATAAGTATGAGAGAAAAGACTTTACATAAGTGTAAAACATGTGATATGGAATTTATAACAAGTCCTAAATCTATATTAAGTTCTACAAATGGATGTCCGTCATGTTCTGGTAAGATATTCTCTATAGATAAATACAAGTCAATACTGCCTAATAATATAAAGCTATTATCAACAGAATATAAAGGATCGCACCATAGGCATAAACACCTCTGTACTGATTGCAATACAGAATTTGATACTAAACCTAATTATATCCTACATATGAACACAAACTGTCCTGTGTGTTCTAAATCAAAGGGCGAGAGGGAAATAATAGAATTTCTAGACTTAGTTGAAATCAAATATGAAAAAGAATATGTTGTTAAGATAGAAGATAAGAAGTTAAGGTTTGATTTTTACATAGAGAGTATAAGGACATTTATAGAGTATGATGGAATACAACATTTTAAACCAGTTGATATATTCGGTGGGGAAGAATATTATAAAAAGCTAGTCGAATATGATGGTTTAAAAAATAGATGGTGTATAGATAATGAGTTTGAGTTAGTAAGGATACCTTATGATTTAGATGTATTTGAGTATTTATCTTCACATTTCACAAATTAATAAATTATGAAGGATAAAATAATAAAGATAATAGATAATAAACCAAGTAGGTTAAGGGAATCATATTTCATAAATAACCATGGTGATATATATGATAAAATAGTTGAATATACAATAGATTTAGAATTATCGTTTAAAGAACGTCTTTGGTGTTTTGTAAATAAAAAAACATCTTATGTACTGTGTAGTTCTTGCATAAACAGAGTTAGCTTTAATAAAAAGTGGACAGAGGGATATAAGACGTATTGTAGTACTAAGTGTGCACAGAGCAGTAACAAGACCAAGGAGAAAAGGAAAAAAACTGTTTTAGAAAAGTATGGTGTTGATAACATAGCTAAATCACAAGATATTAAAAAGAAGCAAGAACAAACAAATATTGAGAGGTGGGGTCATAAGTCATCATTTCAAAATGAGGAAGTTAGAGAAAGGTGGAAAACAACTATCGAGGAAAAGTATGGTGTTGACCATTATTTCAAAACAGATGAATTTAAAGAAAAGACTAGAGAGTTTTCCTTAGAGAAGTATGGTGTTGACCATCCATCTAAATCAAAGGAGGTTCAGAATAAAATAAGTCAGACTAATATAGAAAAGTATGGTGTTGATCATATTTCTAAAACACAAGATTTTTGGATAAGTTATAGGAACAAATCGGTTGAAAGATATGGTGTTGCACATCCTTTAAAAAGTATCAAGATAAGAGATAAGATAGAGGATTCAAATATGGAAAAGTATGGTGTTGATAATTACTTCAAAACTACCGAATTCAAAGAGAAGTCTAAGAAACATTTTTTGGATAAGTTTGGTGTTGATCATTATACAAAAAGTGATGAATATAAGACTTACTTAAAATCAGATAGATATAAGAACGTGATACTTAAAAATAGAATAAAGTTCTATAATGATAAAGGATTTACGTTCATTTCTAATTCAAGTAGAGAAGGATTTGTTTTATTAAGTAAAAATAATAGTTGTGGTCATCAATTTGAGATACATCCAACAACATTACAAAGAAGAATAGATGCTAGTATAGAAACTTGTACTGTGTGTAATCCAATAAACTCTGGGAAATCTAGTCAAGAATCTAATATATTAGATTTTTTAAAAGAATTAGACCAAAATGTTATACATAGTGATAGGACTTTGATTAGTCCTTACGAAATTGACTTTTTAATAAAGGAAAAAAAGATAGCAATAGAGTATAATGGTTTATATTGGCATTCTGAACTTAATAAGGACAAGTACTACCATTATGAGAAAATGAATAGATGCTTATCTAATAATTATGACCTTATAAATATATGGGAAGATGATTGGTTATACAAAAATGATATTATAAAATCAGTTGTTAAGAACCGATTAGGTTTAATAACAGATAAAGTATTCGCTAGAAAGTGTGATATGTTAATAATAAGTGATAAAAAGTTAGTAAATAATTTCCTTGATAACAACCATTTACAGGGTAAAACTAATTGGTCAACCGCAATAGGATTGTTTTATGACAATGAATTAGTATCGGTTATTGCATTTCATAATAACAAGAAAAGAATAGAGTTGGTAAGGTTTTGTAACAAGATTAACCTTGTTGTGGTTGGTTCTGCATCTAAGCTATTTAAAAAATATATTAAAACTTATGATGTAGATGAAATATATTCATTTTCTGAAAGTTCTGTGTTTAATGGTGGTTTATATACTTCTTTAAACTTTGAATTAAATGGAGAGACACCAATTAACTACTGGTGGAATGTTGGTGGTATTAGAAGACATAGATTCTCATTTAATAAAAAGAAACTTATAAAAATGGGAGGTGATTCAAATAAAACTGAAGTAAGTATTATGCACGACATGGGTAATTATAGAGTGTGGGGTTGTTGTTTAAAAAGGTGGGTTTGGAAACGTTCTTGATTCTTAAATTAATATATACTATATGAATAATACAAATTATAACGATATTAGAAAAACATTTTTAAAATTAGTTGATAAAACACATCCTCATTCTACTGAGGAAGATTTACTAAATATATTGCCCCAATTGGAAAAGGATGAGTTTGGGAATTATTATAAAGTGGTTGGTGATAAGCCTAGTACAATGTTTAATTCACATTTGGATAATTATGGCAAGGAGCAAGTTAATACAAATCCTTTTGTTAAAAATATAGAAGGGAATGATTATGTGTTCTCAACTAATACAATTTTAGGGGCTGATGATAAGGCAGGTGTTACATTGATGCTATATATGATAGAAAGGGGTGTGGTTGGGTTATATTACTTCTTCATAGGCGAAGAAGTTGGTGTGATAGGCTCTAGTGCCTTATCTAATTCTTTTGACAGTAATAGACACCTAGACCATATAACTAAGTGTGTGAGCTTTGATAGGCGTGGTATAGACTCTATAGTAACACATCAAAGTAAAGAGAGGTGTTGTAGTGATGTTTTTGCTAATAGATTAAAAGATACATTCTTAGAAAATGGCCTTAAATTTAATTTAGATGACAGTGGCGTTTATAGTGATTCTGCATCGTTCATTGGTAAGATAAAGGAGTGTACTAATATTTCTGTTGGTTATTATAATGAACATACTACGGATGAAAAGCAAAATATATCATTTCTAGAATCACTAGCAAGTGCATGTGTGTCTATAGACTGGGAAGGTATACCAATTGGGAACATATCAGAAAATTTAAAATATATGAAATCTTTCAATAGTTTTAAAAAAGTTAAACTTTTTTGATATTTCATATATAATATATATATTTGTAAAATACTATGGGGAAGTTCTAGAATTGATTTATGGTGAATTAGCAACTATGCAAGTATCGGATTGTTATTTACCCGATTAATAAATTAAAATACAAATTTTTTAAACGGAAACGTAAACAAAGTAGGAACTCGTGAAGATTTAGTAGCGACTCTACAAAACAACATGATCCAAGTAGAGGATCTAGCAACTGCATAACAGTAGTTTCTAAAAAATCTGCAATTGGCACTATACAATTAAAAATATGGAACAGTTTTTTAATAATTTTTAGAGTTTATCAAAAAGATTATATATTTTTTTAGTTTAGAAAAACTAAATAAACTTGTAAATGATTAGTTATTAATAACTGTTGAAGACATGGTGGGCGGTACACCATCTTCTCCACAAAATAAAACCCATCTAATGATGGGTTTTTTATTCATATTAAAAATGAAGCATAATAAACACTTTTTCAGAGATAAGTACAATATATCATTAGCTATATATGATGAGTATCTTAGATTTGGAAGGACACCATATACATGGGATAAATCATATTCAACACACTCTGAGGCATCAGTTATATCGAATAAAGTTTACTCTTTATACACAGAAGGTTGTAACAACTTTAGCAATAGATCTGTTGCTCCTAAATGGTTTAGAAAAAAACTTAATAGGACAGAGAGACAAAAAGCAAAGCAAGATATTAATAGAGAGATAAATGGATATGATAAGAGATACACACCAAGATATGTTGGTGCCAACTATGACTTTTTTTAAACAAATAAATAAATAAATTATGATTGGAGTATTTAGAGGGGATAATCACTTTTTGTCTAACTTCTACCCATGTGAGATAGTGGAAGATGATATAATATATTCTAGTGTTGAGCATTATTATATAGCTATGAAAGTAAATACTAGTGTTTTGTTTCAGAAGAAAAGATATACTGTAAATGAATTTAGAGTAATGGTATCTGAGTTAGATAATGCTAGTTTAGTGAAAAAGGTTGGAGAATCTATAAAGCCTAGAAATGATTGGAAGCAATATAGGTTTATTGTAATGAAGTTTGGGATAACTGAAAAATTTAAGAATAAAGAGTTAAGGCGTAAACTAATTGCAACTGGTAATCAAGAGTTAGTAGAGGGCAATTGGTGGCATGATAACTATTTTGGATCTTGTTTTTGTGATAAGTGCAAAAATATAGATGGTAAGAATATGCTAGGCAAGATGATAATGGGTGTAAGAGATGAGATAACTGGGAATGGTAAGAAAGGATTAGAGCAAATATTCTTTTGATTATTTAACACAAATTTTCAAACAAAACAGAATATTTGGCATATAAATAAAAAACATTTTTAATATGGCAAAGAAAAAAAGCAATAAAGATTTCGAATTTAGTAAAGTAGGAACTATACTAGATAATATTTCAAAGAAGGTTCCTATTTACATTGAGAAAGAAATAGAAGAAAGAAGTTTTATTTCTACTGGTGTATATATCCTAGATGCCGCACTTTCAGCACATATGTTAAACGGTGGTATACCTACTAACAGAATTTCTGCATTTGCAGGGGAGTCTGGATCTGGTAAATCCTTTTTAGCATACTCTGTTGTGAAGAATGCACAGAAACTAGGATATTCATGTATTTATATAGACACAGAACAATCTATAGACTTACAAGATTTATCGAATTATGGCATAGACACCAATCTAGATAAATTTAGACTTATTAGGTCTAATAAAGTCGAAGATATAAATATGACATTAACACAGCTTGTTGATGACTTAAAAGACCAAAAGATGGCTGGTAGCAATCTACCCAAAATACTTCTAGTATTGGATTCACTAGGTCAAATGGCATCTAATAAAGAGAAGCTAGATTTATTAAAAGGTGATATAAAACAAGATATGACAAAGGCAAAAGCCTTAAGTTCTATGTTTAGAAGTTTAAATACAGATTTAGGTATTTTAAAAATACCATTTCTAGTTATAAACCAAACATACAGAACACTAGACATGTTCCCAAAAGAGATGTTAAGAGGTGGTAATGGACTTTTATATTCTGCATCTGTTATTGGATTCTTATCTAAGTCTAAGTTAAAAACTGGTGATGAGGATGATATGGATCTTGGACAATCTGGTATCAACGTTCTCTTTAAAACTAGCAAAAATAGATTAGCTAAGCCTAAGAAAATAAGATTTGATATTTCGTTCGTAGATGGTATGAATCCATATACTGGCTTAGAAGCGTTCTGTAGACCTGAATACTTTGAAAAGATAGGAATTGGCAAGGGTAAGATGGAAGTTGATAAGGATACAGGTGAGCTATCATTTAAACCAGGTGGTAATAAATACTACGTGAGGCATTTAGATAAATCATTTTTCCTTAAAAAATTACATAAAGCAAATATCTTCACAGATGAAATATTGGAGATAATGAATCCTATTGTTAATGATTATTTTAGATTCAAATCTATGGATGAGATAGAAGAAACTGAAAAAGAATTCAATAAGACTATTAACGATGCTGATGATGATGATGATGATACAGATGGATTCTCAGATGCAACTGATGCAGAAGATTTATTTGGATAAATAATAAACTTATATTAAATAAGTTGGTGGAAGGTGGACAAATCAAGTCAGCCCCAAAAAACCTCATCTCTAAGATGGGGTTTTTTTAATTGTAGTCAAGTATGACCTATAGTACATAATAATTGACACAAACATAACAAATAATTGGATAAGTACTAACATAATCCAAAAAATATCAAATACAAATGATAACACAACTGCCAATAAAATAAAACCTAGTGATATATAAAATATTTTAGGAGATTTCTTATCACATTTTTTTATCAGAAATTCATTTAAATTAGGCTTGATTCTATAATATACACTTTTTAGCCTTATTAACTTTTTGTGTCTAATACAAGAATCACACATAGTATATTTGAAATCATAACCTATTGCTACAATATGTGTCATATAATCTTCATCTGTGTCGTGTATTCTTTTCTTACACGAATAACAATTCTTACCCATCATTATATCTGATAATATGCTTACTCTTCTTTTTTGGTATATAGAAAATATAAATAATAATATAAGAACCACAATGCTCAACAACAACGACATAATCATATTTTTTTCACAAATATAGTAATTTAATTAATACACAACACAGGGAAGGGTATATATTAATATATAATGTATGAATTATGTAGCAATAGACCCTAGTCTTATATCAACAGGTTTGGTAGTATCTAATAAAGACACATTTAAAATATACAATTATACTAGAGAAAAGGATGTATATGGTAAGAAGGGAATGAAAAAGTGGTTTAAGATGGCAGAAGAACATGTCATATATAGATTTGTTGAATACCGTGAATTTGGAGACTATTCTGAAGGTGAACTTACTAAATTAAAAGACTATGATAGAATAACAGATACTATAATAGATGATATTTTAGAAAATATAGACATAGACGAACCAACTGAAATAGGGATAGAAGGATTTAATTTTGGAGCAAAAGTTGGAGACCTAGTGGACTTAGTTGCATTCTCCACACTTCTTAGGAAGAAGTTGTTTGATAAAGTTTCTAATAATATTTTTGTTATGTCACCTAGCACTTTAAAACTAGAGTCTTGTAAACTAACTTATGAGCCTATAGTAAGGGAAATTGGTGGTAAGAATCCTAGAACTGATTACAAATGGAGAAATAAAATAGGCATATCAGGTGGTAATTTTCAAAAACCAGATATGTACTTGGCAATAGTTGAGAATGAAAGGTTTGATGATTATTGGCACAAACACTGTAAATATGTAAAAGATGATTTAACATCTGTTAAATCTATAAACAAGCCATATGAGGATTGTAATGATGCTTACCTCATATATAAGGTACTAGAACAAAAAAACTCACATTAAATGTGAGTTTTTTATTTTAATATAGAGTTTCTACTCATACATATTTTTGGATATATATTCAAGAACTTCATCTGCTAACTCTGGTGTTATTCTCCCACCTTGTTCAAGCCATTTTTCATAGGTTTCTACTTGTTCGTTGGTTAATTTAGTAAATAAGCCTTTTCTTTTCATCAATTCTAATATACCAATTCTGCCATAATTAACTGCGTATTTAATCATAATATCTATTGTTCTCTTAACATTTTCTATTACCTCTGGTTGGTCTAATATTACCTTAGCAGATTCTACGTATGCATCGCCTAAGTTTTCTTTGCTTTTCCAGGTTCCTTTAATACATTCTCTTAATGGTCTTGAGTTAGACATATTAGGATCTAATCCAGCATCAAAACAGTATTGTAGAGCCTCTGGATTATTTATTATTCCTTTAAGTACATTAGTGGTTAAATCCGAACCATAGCTAACAAGTAACTTAACAGTATCAAAGTCTTTTGCTTTTGATATTGCTGCATTTGATCCAGATGCTAGATTAGGTGATGCACCATACTCTAAGCATAGTTTAATTTTCTTATAATCACCATCTTCAGTTGCATTAATTAAGGCTTGTGAGGAATTTTTATTAATGTCAGCACCATCTTCTGTTACAAGCCTTTTGATATCATCTATTGATAATCCCTTTTTTATTATTTCTCTATCTGCTTCTTTTGCTCTCTTTCTTTTATCTACTTCTTCTTCACTCATTGGTTGTAATATATCAAATAGCTTGTAATCTAAGTCATATTCATTCTCCCATGAGTTAAGAATAGCTCTAAATCTATTACGTATAGGATTATTTTGAACATCTTGACAAGCAGCAGAACTTATACCCTGATCGGGTTCAATACTAACACCTATTGTAGATAAATTTTCTACTTTGCTTATGTTGGTGTTATAGATATAATATTGTTTATTAAACTCACCAACATAGTGATTCCAGTGGTGTTGTGCACTAACTATACAGTGGTCTCCAGCATGTGCGTTTAACATATTATTAGCTGGGAATGAAAACACAATGACAATGATTATACCACTATCATCCAAAATCAATTCACATCCCATTTGTCCAAATCTATCATTTGTTTTTTCTATGATTCTAAGTCTAGATTCACGCTCATCAATATTAACTACTGATGTTTTGAGATGTTTTTTAGCATCTATTATAAAAGCTTTTAATGGATTTGGCTCTTTTTCAAACTTTTTAATACGACTTGAATATACCATTTTACCAAATGTAGGATTAATATCACCATCTGTTGTAAATTTATATGTGTCTTCTATCATACCCCCAAAGAAATTCCGCCAAACTTTAGCCCTAACTTTTTCATCATCACTAACAGTTTCAAGAAATCCCCTAGCAATTTCATCCATGTCATTCTTCAATAGTTTTGGTGCAGTATCATACTGATCTCTCATCTTTTTGGGCAAACTATCTAGTACAATCTTAACTCTTTTATACTTCCCAAGTTCTGTCATAGCATCAGTTATTGTCTCAAAATTTGTGAGTGGTCTTTCGGTATCTGGTGTGCTATTATCTATATAAGTATCATCGATAAAATTAGCATCAAAATTTCTACCAATTTCTGGCATTTTTGATAACCTAGGAAGCAAACTCTTGTATTCTTTTAACTTACCTGATAAATCTCTAAGATCCTCTAATGGTGCTTTTTCTATATAAAACATATATGCAAAGTTGTACATGAATCCAAGGTTCTTTTGCCCAACAATCTCTCTCAGTTCTTTAAAAGTAGGACTCTTTTCAAGTTGTTTAAGTTCATCTGGCTTCATCTTAACACCTTTCATCTTATAAGCTAAATCTCCTCTACTTTCTCTAGGGAAATCTTCTAACCTAAGTGTAATTATATCACCCTCTTCCATCTTATATTTTAAATCATCAGAAAGTAAGTTAAGTTCTTTTGCTGCTATTTTAATAGTCTCTCTTTCCTTTATAAGCTTTTTAGCCCTATCTAAGTTTTCGTTTATAGGTTCTAATACTTCGTGTTTGCTTTCATTTCTAAAACCTTTGTAATTATGTACTTTCATTTTTATTATTTTTTATTTCTATATTGGTGGTTTTCCTTAATCATATTTAATTCTTTTAAGTAAATCTGTGTAGTAATACTCTCGTTATAAAATTGTTTCAAAACAGAACCAATATCTTCCATTCTCTTAGTATTACCAGAATCCAAAGCATCGTCCATTAGTGCTAATAAATCTTTTTCTGACATAGAATCTAAATCTTCTCTGTCATAGTCAGACTGCTCACTTTCATCGGGCTTCGTCATCCCAAGTGCATCATAATCTAAACCTGAATCATCATCCTTGTCATCATGTCCTATAACTTCACCAGACTCATATTCTTTTAATTCAGAAACTATTTCATTAACAATCTGATCTACTTTTGTTCTAGCATCACTACTTCCGTTAAGAATACCTCTAAATAATTTAAGAAATTGCTCTTCTGTCATATAATTAGGATCTAACATTTTACCATAAACATAAAGTCTCATAACTCTACTATAACTAGCCCTAGGACTCTCGTTTATAAAATCTCTTAAAGCACTAGCAACCTCTGGTCCAGTTCTAAAATCCTCTGCTTCATCCTGAAAAGTAGACACGTTAAATTTCACAGTCCTAGCATCAGACATTTCCTTTTCACTAGCTCCTTCACCTGGTTGATAAATCGATGCTATAAGTTCTAATATACCCTTAACCGCTTCATGTAATAGCATTGGGAAGTCTATACCCCTAGCCTTTATAGTAGGTGTGTATTCAACATCCATATCTTCTTCCACTTCATCCTCATCACTACCTATAATTTTGTCTATATCTAATTCTTCTTCCTCTTCTTCTTCTTTCTTTTCCTTCTTTACCCAGTCAACCTTTACAGCACCAGCCATCCCACCAGGTTGGTTTTCCATCATATTAGCTTTCGCATCTACTGGTACTAACCAATCTAATCTCTCTGCTAGCTTAGTAATATCATTCCAAATTTTTAATATTATATCTGAATTATTGCCAAAAATAATATCTATTTCTTCTTTTACTTCTGGTAAATTAAGAATGTGTTTTGTATTCTTGGCTTCCCCTTGTATTAATACATTGGCAAGTTTAGCCTTATGTATCTTATTAATAAGGTCTTTGTCTTTTATCTCTTGCATTTTTTCTTCATCTTCCTCTTCTTC